CATCAATAAGTTTTGCTATAACGTGATTATCTGCACCATCAACATTTAAAGTACCTTTAACATTAAGATGACCATCTGTTCCATCCCACAGTAAAGATATATCAGTACCACCACCAAAAGTAATTTTATCGCTATCTGCTAATACAACATCATTACCATTACTTGCTAGATCACTAGCTAAATTACCACCAAGAGATGGTGCCGGAATAGCTTCAAGCTGTATTGTACCACCCGTACCGTCATATGTCAATACATGATTATCTGTTAATGAACCTTGGTCTGCATCAAAATGGAAAACACCAAGATGGATATTGCCTGTTCCATCTGGATCAATAATAACATTGCCGTTAGTATCTGTGCTTGAAATGGTATTACCATTAATATTAATATTATCTACATCAACTGCAGTGAAAGCTCCTGTTGATGCAGAGTTAGCACCTACAGGCGTTCCATCAATAGCACCACCACCAATGTCAACTTTGTCCATGACAACTGTGCCAGAACCGTTAGGTGTTATAGAAATATTACCATTGGCTGCATCAGCAATAGTAATTACACCTGAGTTTGTACCTGCATTAGTGCTAAGTGTTAAGTCACCTGTACCGTTTGTTGTAATAGTTGCATCAGCATTGCTATCACCTACACGTACTGTATCCGCATCTAGTTGAACATCACCTGTTCCATGTGGAGCAATTACTACATTACCATTAGTATCTGTGCTGCTAATAGTATTGCCATCAATTGTTATATTGTCGATGTCCACTTGTGTGTCCATAACAATAGTACCATCAGACTTAATACGCATACGTTCTGTTGCAGCCGCTGATGTATTTGTTTTAAATACAAGGGCTGTAGAGTTATTATCAGAAGCAAAAGTATCTTCTGCTACAGCTTCAATAGATGCACCATCAAGAAGAGCATCTACGCCACTGCCCTCAACAGGGGCATTAAAAGTAATCTTACCTAATACATTACCAGACTCAATTGACGTATCACCTGTTTGCAAGTTAAGCTCAAACCCAGAAGCTGCTCTAGCTTGTATACCTTTATCTGCCTCATGCGTAAGGGTAACTTCACTATCCGCACCAAGTGAAATAACGGCAGCATCACTATCCAGTTTTAAATCATTGCTAATGTTTACAGAGGTTGATGCGTCAATATCTACAATAGGTGCAGTAATTTCTAACTCTGCATCAGCATCTATGTCTAGTTGACCGTCTGTGCTTGAGTTAATAAATATTGCGCTATCACGTATTTGCAGTTTAGTTGCAGCAGGAATATCAATAACACCTGTTCCGTTAGGGTCAAGTGTAATATCACCATTAGTATTGGTAGAAGATATAGTGTTTGCGTCTATAGTAATGTTGTCAATTGCTGCAGACTCACCTACTATTGCGGTAAATGTACCTGCTGCTGCAGTTGCCCCACCAATTACCGCATTATCAATTGTACCACTATCTATGTCAACTTTACTTATATTAACTTCACCCGATCCATTTGGCGTCAAGTCAATGTTACCATTAGAGTCTGTGCTAATAATAGCATTACCATTAATATTAATATTGTCTACGTCAAGATCACCAGTAACATTTGCTGCGCCTGTAATAGTAAGAGTAGTCGTGTCTATGGTAACAGCAGTAGATGCGTCTATGTCAATAGTAGGTGCTACAAGTTCTAGTTCTGTATCTGCGTCAATGTCAAGCTGTCCATCTGTACTAGAGTTTATACTTAGTGCCGTATCTCTAAACTGTATGGCTTTGTCTGTATCAATTAATACAGTTTCACCAAGACCGTCAATGTATCCTTTACCGTGAAGATACAAATCTTTAAACTGTAATGAGGATGTACCTATATCTAGTGTATTATCTGTCTTTGGTTTTATTTCTGTTGAACTGGCTACAAAATCTTGTACCGGGCCAAGCACAGTAACAGGCCCACCTTCACCGGCTGTGCCATCATGGGTATGTCCACTTGTAGCGTTAAAGGCTGATTCAATAGCGTCATATTCGCCATCAAAGTCAGCAGCGTTAATTACGTTACCATCAGCAATATTATTAGCTGAGTCGTTTCTGGTATATCCTGTTCCCATAGTTTTACCTTCTTGCGTTAGTGGCGTATTCGACTGTTAATGCGTCAAGTGAAAATGGTGGTGCTTGTGTAGCAGAGTCAAACAAAAATGAAACTGCAAATCCAGAACCGACTACTTGACTTTCAAATAGTTTAACTAGTTTTGCACCATACGTAGTTGTACCAAATATACCAGCACCAAAAAATCCAACAGTTCCTTGTACGTTTTGTATATTAATAGGTGCAGGTTGTATAGTACCGGCTTCATCAAAGTCTAGTTTTAGACTTAAATCAAATGCTACACTTCCTTGTGGGTCAGTGTACAAAAATATTTTGTAAAAAGTTTTTCGTACTCGTGGGTCTTCAATTGGAATAAAGGGTGTAGCAAATGATATAGTAATTGCTGTACCGTCAAAATCACTACCGGATTCCATTTGATATAAGTAGCCATCATTATTAGAAAACAGTACAACCTCACTGTTTAAATGATAATTACTGTCTGCTACAAATGCTCGTATGCCCCTAGTTTCTGCATACTGCATGTTTGCGCCGCCTTGTTCTGCAAACTGGGTAGCTAAAATACCTTGTGCATTTTCTTGTGTAATATTATTGTTATACCCAAATATTCTATACTGTGACTTTTCTCTAATAACGCAACTCGTAAAGTTTGTATTAGTAGAAATAAAGGTAACTAAATCATCCTGTATATTTTTAGATACAACGCCTAATCCAAAATCACCAATTCTATCTGTAGCACTTAATAGACGTAAACCGTCAGGTGCTAAGAACATAACATCACCACCAACTTCTTGTATGGTGTCACTTTCAATACAACCCAAATCATTAGTCACTGGTTGCAATGTAAAGTCTGCTATTGTGTTACCTACTAATCTTTGTATTGACACTTCGGTAAAAATAATTAACTGATCACGAAATACTTCTAAACCTGTAATTGGTGAACCTATATTTATAGACCCTGCACCATTTGCTACGGAAAAGTCACTGTCTGTATACGGCGCAGTAAAATTAAGTATAGTTCCCTTTCCAAAGAATAAAGCATTTTTAAAGTTAGATATAAATGCTGCGCCTTTTACATCCGCAGGTGCGTCATTTAGTGCAGTAAATAAACTAGTGTCATATGTTGCTGGAGCATTTACGCCATCTACTATTGCAATTTTTTGTGTACCGTTATAATTATACTTTGCAAATCGTGTACGTGAAGCACCTTCTCTGCTTGTAGATATAAATGTTATAACGGCATCATCAGCAGGACTTGACGCAAGCGCAGGATCAATACTTAAAGTAGAACCACCTGAAGATACTGTAGCTGTGGCTGTTACTGTATATACTTTTGCAACACCCGCTATAGTAAATTGATCTTGTGCCTGTGGTGCTGCAGTTAAACCGTCTACAATAAGAGATGTACCTGTTTGACTTGCACCGTTTACTAAAGTTGTTCCATAATTAGGAACATTTATTTTTCTAAACCCTGTCCCGGTTGTGCTAAATATATCATCGTTCTTTGCAACAATGGCTTGACTTTCCCAACTTGCAACACCAAGTGTTAAATAGTTTAACGTAGTTGAAACAAATACAATATCATCTTGATCAGATGGATTATGCACCATCGTTTGTGACAGTGTAAGAGTTGCCCTATTTGTTGCTGCTGCAAAAGTAACACCCCCTGCAGCTATCGTATACCTAAAACTAAGAACTGCATCATCGGCAGGTGTAGCAGCTAATGCGGGTGCAATTGTTAAAGTAGAATCTGACCCTGATAAATTAGTTGCTGCGCTAACTGTATATACAGTAGAGTCACCGGCTATGGTAAATGTATCGTTTGCAGAAGGTTTAACGTCTAGTCCGTCTACGGTTAATGACGTACCGGATTGAGCCGCACCATCCACTGCACCACCTGCAAATGATAACACATCCCCAGCTACAGGTGTTTGATGACAATTAGCTATGACAAGACTTGTACCGCTTTGACTGTCTCCATGTACTTTTGGCTCACCGTAGGGTGGAATTAAATTACTATCATACTTGTCATAGCCTTCAATTCTACGATAACCACCCTCAACAGATGGTTCAAAGTTACGTAGTATTCGTGCGCTACCCGGTGCGTTAAGACCCTGCTGCAGCGGTGACAGGTTACTTATTAATCCACCACGAAACTCAACGGCGTAAGTTTTCCATGCATCAGCCAAACTGTTACCCCTAGTTTTGCGTAATCATGTATGAACGTACATAAGGTGTACGATTAATTAGCATTGAACGCATGTACTTAATACCCTCATCAAATTTTTCTTTCATTACTAATGCATCTTGTGTATTACCCCTAAATAAATAAGCATAGTGCATTGCACCGTCTGTAATAACATGAGCAAATCTATCGGGTATAACAATTGCATCGCCGTGCGCAGATAAGTCTGCAGTAAAATTAAAATATTCATATACTAAAATATAAGCAGCATCAGGTTCTGGAGTAAGAACAAACTCAAGAGATGGCGCATGTACTACACGAGTAGGTACACCTTGAAAACTAGAACTATTATATTCTTGCGCTACAAATTTATCTAAGTATTCTTCATAAGCCATAGGCAATATACGTGTAGTAGCGTTGCCTAAAGTTGAATCTTCTTTAATTCTAAAAGTATCAAAATTAATAACTTTACAATCTGTTGGAAAAGCATAGCGGCTAGTGTTAGCCGTTAAAGTTTGTGTTTTAGTAGTATGATTAAAAGGCCACTCAAATTCAGATTGATTAATATATCTAATAGATGCATTAACTGCATCTTTAGCGTGTGCATAAAAACCTGTTGCAGATGCAAAATTAGTAGAAGTTAGTTCAACTTCGTTTAAGCGTCTGTTTACTTGATTTACTAATTGTAAAAATGTTGTAGCCATTCACGTTTTCCTAAATAAAGTGAGGGGGCAAGTTGCCCTGCCCCATCACGTTACGTTATGCGAGTGTATCACGGTCTACTTCGTTAGCAGTAGTGTCACCCTGATCGCTGATGTCCATCATAACAGCGAAAGCACGTAGCTTACCCGCCGAAAATGAAGCACCATCACCTGCCAATACAAAGTCAATTGTATCGCCAGATGCAGAAAGTGCTAGTCCATCAATTGCAACCTGTGGAGCATAAGCACCATCAGCCGCACCGTCAATGTCTAATGCAGCAGCAAACTCATCAACATCACCACCAGTGAAGCCAAGAGCAGCAGTCGCATTAGTACCTGTATTCATGGTTGCAGAAGATACAACCTGAAAACCAGCACCCAAGATTAGAGTATTGGCAGGTACGGTAATTGCCTGAATAGTATCGCCGGGAGCAATGCTATTTGCAGTCAAGTCAATTGTCACATCAACATAGTACGGATTGCGTCCACGTTGTGAGTTCCCTGAAGCGGGATGTAGAACTGCGGTAATATTAGCCATGTCTTATTCCCCCTTTAAGCCAGATGATAAATGGCGTTAACAAGAGCTTCAGGACGAAGAATCTTGCGACCATACAAATGCATACCCCGAACAATGTCAGCGAAGCTATCAGGATCACGGTAAGTTTCAGTCTTATTAATCTGCTCTGCAGTAGCAACAGCAGATGAATGTCCTGCAACAATCACACCATAGTTGGATGAACTGTTTGTGCCAGCGAATGACGGGCCAGTACCAACTGAAGGTAGGTTGTTAGACTGATAGACTTGGAAGCCGTGGATTTGTGTGGAGACTTGACCGTTTTGCAGTCCACCGCCACCAAAATCAGCATTAAATAAACGAGAATCTTCGTCTTTCAATACTTCCATAAACACTGGATCAAGGATCAACCAACGACCTTGTGAGTCCACGTTCTGCTGGTCAAGAAGACGAGCCATACGTGCAATCAAAGTCAATGGGTGAGTATTC